AAGAGTGTTGCAGATTTGATGAAGTCGGGTGCAATGCAAAAAGTTTTAAAAGACCATGCCACGGTTATTAAAAATAGATGTGGTGACGGATATGAGCAAGATATCCATGTTGGAAAAAGCCGTGTCAATGCAATGGTTAGTGCCACGACTTATCAGGCGAAAAAAGAAAATTCACGAAACAATACCATTCTAAAGGCGGTGCGATAAATGATTGAAAAAGTAATATTAGACTACTTGAATAAAAATCTATCCGTGCCAGCCTTTTTGGAAAAAAGTGGCGATATGCCAAAGCGATATGTGTTATTTGAAAAAACCAGTGGAGGAAAAAGAAACCACATTCTATCCTCTACATTCGTTTTTCAGAGTTATGCAGAATCAATGTATGAAGCGGCGGCATTGAATGAAGAACTAAAAAATGTCGTTGAAAATATGATAAGCCTAGATGAGATTGGCGGAATCAGATTAAACAGTGACTACAATTTTACAGATACGGAAACAAAAGAATATAGGTACCAAGCAGTGTTTGGTATCAACCATTATTAGGAGGAAAAAGAAATGGCAGATGCAAAAAATGTATCAACAGCAAAACCAAAAGTCGGCGGTGCAGTTCATGTCGCACCACTTGGAACAGCATTACCAACAGATCCAACGACAGCTTTAAATGCTGCATTTAAAAGTTTGGGCTATATATCAGAAGACGGAATGACAAACAGCAACTCACCATCATCGGAAAATATTAAGGCATGGGGTGGCGATACGGTTGCAAGTGTTCAAACGGAAAAAGAAGATACGTTTTCCTATACTTTGATTGAAGCGACAAACATTGAGGTTCTAAAAGAGGTGTATGGTGGAAGTAATGTATCGGGCACCCTAGCGGCTGGAATCGTAATCAAGGCAAATTCCGAAGAACTAAAGGAACATATTGTTGTTATTGATATGATTTTGAAAGGCGGCATTTTAAAGCGTATCGTGATACCGAATGGAAAGGTGTCAGAAATTGGAGAAATAAGCTATGCTGATGCGGATGCAATCGGCTATGAGACAACAATAACAGCAGTTCCAGATGCAGCAGGAAACACGCATTATGAATATATCAAAAAGCCAGCATAGGGGGAGGAATTATGTTAAAAGGAAAAACGAAATCGGGGTTTAAGTATGAAATTGCAGATGAAAGGCTAAACAATTACGAATTATTAGAGAGCATGGCAGAGGTGGACAGTAACCCGCTTATGCTTCCAATGGTTATTAATTTGTTGCTGGGAAAAGAAAATGCAGCGGCATTAAAAAGCCATGTCAGAGGTGACGGAGAATTTATACCAACTGAAAAGTTGAGTCAGGAAATACAGGAAATATTTAATGGCCAAGAAATAAAAAACTCCTAATTCTCGCCAGAATGATTAAGTTAGACGAGGAAGCGCTGATATGTGACCTTGCAGAAACATACAAAATTTACGACTACAGACAGTTGCCGCCAAAAACGGTAGCTGTTTTTTCTTGTGGTTTAAAGGAGGATTCGAGAATAAAAATGAAAATATCTGGGAATCCTGTATCTTTGCATACTTTTTTGTTAGCGAATATAAGTGATGGAATAAGAACTTTGTTATGGACAAAAACCAAGGATGCCGAAAAAGGCAAGAACAGACCAACGTCCACCTTGGAAGAGTTATATCCTAGCAAGAAGAAAGAGCGAGATACAAGAGTGTTTAGTTCTGGTGAGAATTTCGAAAGAGAAAGACAAAGATTGATGAAAGGAGGTGCGAATTAATGGCAACAGAATTAGGAAAAGCGTATGTGCAGATAATGCCGTCGGCGAAAGGTATTAGTGGTTCGATTCAAAACGCATTGGATCCAGAGGCAACAGCTGCTGGTAAAAGTGCGGGGCTTAAAATCGGAACAGGACTTAAGTTGGCAGCAGTGGCAGCAGTTGCGGCGGCAGGTGTGGCATTGGGAAAAACAATATCTGCGTCGCTAGCTGAGGGTGCAAAACTCCAGCAATCTTTAGGTGGAATCGAAACGTTGTTTAAGGGTAGTGCGGATAAGGTTAAAGCATACGCAAACGAAGCGTATAAGACAGCGGGGCTATCTGCGAATGCTTATATGGAGAATGTAACTAGCTTTAGTGCAAGCCTATTGCAATCGCTAGGTGGTGATACGGAAAAGGCAGCAGACAAAGCCAATATGGCTATGATTGATATGTCTGATAATGCGAATAAGATGGGTACGAATATGCAGGATATTCAAAATGCGTATCAGGGATTTGCAAAGCAAAATTATACGATGCTGGATAACTTGAAATTGGGTTATGGAGGGACAAAAACGGAGATGGAGCGCCTGTTAGCAGATGCAACAAAGCTAACTGGCGTCAAGTACGATATAAGCAATTTATCGGATGTATACGATGCAATCCATGTAATACAAAATGAACTAGGTATCACTGGAACGACTGCGCTTGAAGCTGCCGAAACGCTTAGTGGTTCTGCGGCAGCGATGAAGTCGGCATTTTCTAATGTCTTGGGTGGACTGGCATTAGGGCAAGATATTCAACCTGCATTGCAGGGGTTGGCAGAAACAACGGCAACTTTCTTGTTTGGAAATTTTATTCCGATGGTTGGGAATATTTTAAAAGCATTACCTGGAGCGATAGTCTCTTTTTTTAAATCGGCAGTACCACAATTTCTGGCTGGCGGTAAAGAAATGTTGGAGTCTTTGGGGATAGGCATAGATAGTGGAATGTCGGGTTTTTTGTCAAAAGTGCTTACAACGATTGACCCAGTTATTGAGGGATTTAAGACGGCTTTTGGACAGTTGCCAGCTTTAATTGAAACAGTTGTGTCTACAATCGTTCCAATTATTGGGAAAATAGCCACAGCTTTTACGAAGTTAGATTTCAGTGGAATACAAGCGGTACTTAGTGCAATTATTCCGGCTATTCAGAATGCATTTAGCACGATGATGGATATTGTTAAGCCAGCGATTGATAAGGTTATTGAATCGTTTACTAAGTTATGGAATGCAATTCAGCCTTTATTGTCTATATTAGCAGACGCATTGATGCCTGTACTGCAAATCATAGGTGCATTTTTAGGTGGTGTATTTAAAGGTATTTTAATAGGACTATCGGGGGTATTCGACGTACTTAGAGTTGTAATAGAATTTTTAACGCCTGTTATAAATGTTTTGGTGAATGCTATTAAAGCGTGTTTGCCAGTCTTTACGAAAATAGCAGAGTGGATAGGTGTTTTGGTTGGGTTATTTGCTAACTTTGGGACAGCGGGAACTTCACTAAAAGCATTGTTAACAAGTACATGGACGAATATCAAATCGGCAATTTCTATGGCAGGCCAAGGCATCTCTGCCGTGATTAATGTTATTAAAACGGCGTTTACAAGCGCGGGTAGTGCAGGTGGTGTACTCAAAAACATATTAAGTGCAGCATGGAATGCTATAAAGGCAGTAATATCTGTAGTTGGAAATGCAATAGGCAGTGTAATTAATACAATAAAATCTATTTTCAGTAGCTTAGGGAGTGCGGGCGGCTCTTTGAGAAGCGCAATGAGTACTGCCTGGAATGGGATGAAAGCGGTTATCTCAACGGTTAGCAATGCAATAAAAACCATAGTTAATGGTATTAAAACTGTCTTTAATGGATTGAAAAATATTAATTTATTAGCAATAGGGAAGGCTATCATAGATGGTTTCTTAAAAGGTATAAAGGCTTCGTTTGAAAAAGTGAAGGACTTTGTTGGTGGCATTGCTAGCTGGATTAAAGAAAACAAAGGACCTATTGAATATGACCGAAAACTTTTGATTCCTGCCGGTGATGCGATTATGTCGGGACTTGACGAGGGATTGCGAGATAAGTTCAAAGATGTACAGAAAACAATTGGGAGTATGGCAAATCAAATGTTAGATGAATTAGGTTTTGCCTTGACACCGGAAGTGAATTTGGCAACGGATGCAGGTAATGTATCGCTGGGGAGCCTAGAAAGCATGGTAAGTCCTACCGAAATTAGTGTAAATAGTACAAATGAGAGACTGGATAACCTTATTGATTTGTTAGGTAATCTCGAACAGCCACAAACGCTTTATGCCACGATAGAAGCTGACGGGCGAGAGATTGCAAGAGCGATTACACCATTTGTAGAAGAGGAAACGGAGAAAAGAGAGAGACGGAGCATGAGAATGAGGGGACAACGCTAATGAGTAATTTACCAAAGCAAGCGATTAATCTAAATGGTACATGGCTTGATTATGAGATTGAAGGATTCAAGACCTTAAGCGCCATTGGTCGAGAGCTGATGGAGAGTGAAATAACAACCTATACGATAGGGAATATGAATGGGAATGTTTTTAAATCAAAACGCATACCGTCCAGAATTATTACGGTTGAGTATTTACTACGTTCTTCAAACCTAGAGCAATTACACAGGAAGTTTGACCAACTGAATGCCCTTTTGGATACAGAACGTTCCACGCTTATTTTTAATGATGAGTCGGATAAATTTTTTATTGGAACAAAAGAAAAAGTAAGTAAAAGTATGGTGGGAACGAACAGTTATGTTGGGAAAATAGATTTCTATTGTGCGGATCCATTTAAGTATTCTACCGAAGTGTTTACCGTACCGATTCAAGGCAATGCGTTTGCGTTCTACTATGATGGGACGCAGAAGAGTTTTCCGATTCTTGCGGCGGAAATAAGGGGAGAGAATGGCTTTATTGGTTTTGTGAATCAGGATGGGAAGATACTGCAATTTGGCAATCCGGAGGAAGCG